AGCGAGTGATGGGAAAAAGCAGGGTACAGCAAAGGTTTTACGCGAGCCCCCCACTGTAGAGTTGTGGGAGGAACACTTAAAAGGCGGTACTGGATTAGGCATTATTCCTATCAGGAGCGATAACACTTGTCGGTGGGGTGCCATCGATATTGATAACTACGGGGTCAACCATAAACAGCTTGTAGTTACTCTACGCGAAAACAAAATTCCCGCCGTAGTTGGGCGCACTAAATCTGGTGGTGCTCATGTGTGGGTGTTTTTAACAGAACCTGTTGAAGCTGAAGAAATGCAACGCCGCATGACAGAACTCAGTGCGGCACTTGGGCATTCAGGCAGTGAAATATTCCCTAAACAAATAGCTATCTTGCTTGACCGTGGGGATACAGGCAACTTTCTAAACATGCCCTACCATGCAGGCGATAAGTCGACTCGGTATGCGTATGACGATAATGGGGAAGGATTAAACCCCGAAGAGTTTATTGCTTACGCAGAAAAGTTTGTCATTACCCCTGCTAAGTTCCGCAAGCTCAATATGTCCTTTGGTACTAAGGAAGGTGTTTTAGAAGAGGGACCACCGTGCCTTCAACACTTGTGTAGTAAAGGATTTGGCGAAGGTTCGCGTAACAATGCCCTGTTTAACCTCGGCGTTTATGCCCGTATGTTTGATGAAGAAAACTGGGAGACGTTGGTTCAGCGGTATAACATGGACTACCTGCACCCGCCCCTCAGCCATAGCGAAGTGGGTATGGTTATTCGGCAGCTTAAAAAGAAAGACTACTTTTATAAGTGTGACGACCAACCAATAAAACCTTTCTGTGACAAGGAAGTTTGTAAGACCCGCAAGTATGGTGTTGGACCGACAGGTGTAGGCAGTGATATGTCTAGCCTTACCAAAATCGATGGTGATCCACCGATATGGATATTAAATGTAGATGGCGAACGGGTGGAGCTTTCCACCAACGGTTTGACTAGCCAAGCACAGTTCCAAAAAGAATGTGTAAGCCAGATCAACAAATACCCTATCGCGGTTAACCAACGCACATGGCAGACACGCATCCAACTGTTACTAGACAACCTTACCATTGTAGAAGTGCCACCAGATGCTACGCTAAAAGGCGAGTTTGAAGATTTGTTGCATGCTTTTTGTTGCGAACGGGCAAAAGGCGAGGAGCGCGACGACATCTTGCAAGGGGTAGCTGTTTGGGTGGAACAGCGTGTCTATTTCCAAGTAAAAGACCTGAAAAAACATTTGTCTGTGAACGACTTTAACCACTATACTTCTAACAAAATCACGCTGCGCCTACAGGACTTGCAGTCGGAAAAAATGTTCTGGCGTGTGCGTGGAAAGGGAGTGCATGTTTGGTCGTTACCACAGGAATTTTTCCAGTCCGACGATGACCCTATACCGTTACCTGACTTACCCGCAGGTGAAGGTATAATTTAATGGAGATCGTGCTTGGACCTCCAGGAACTGGGAAAACAACAACACTGCTCAACCTTGTTGAGCAGTACCTAGCTTCGGGTGTAGCACCTGACCGTATTGGCTATTTTGCTTTTACGAGACGTGCTGCTGATGAAGCGATTTCCCGCGCCTGCGAAAAATTTAATCTAAGCAAAAAAGAGCTCCCTTACTTCCGCACTTTACATAGCCTCGCTTTCTTGCAAGCGGGGCTTCATACTTCTCAGGTAATGACTCCCGATAAGTACCAAGAGGTAGCTGAGTGGTTAAAGATTGGGGCGTTCTACACTGGCACTAATATAGAACAAGGACCGTACAAAGATTTTGGCTACGGTGATAAATTCCTTGAAATTATAAACATGGCGCGTATTTTGCGTCAACCTTTGCGTAAAGTGTATAACGAGAGCATTGTGCCACTCAAAACAGATTGGGCGCGAGTAGAGTATGTAGCGCGTGGTTTAGAACACTGGAAAAGTGCCTACGGTTTGCAAGATTATGCAGGCATGCTTGAACTGTTTATTGACCGTGGTCTCTGCCCTAAATTAGAGGTGGTGTTTATAGACGAAGCCCAAGACCTTTCTCCCATTCAATGGGAGATGGTGCATATGCTTGAGCAAAACAGTGAGATCTGTTATATCGCAGGTGACGATGACCAAGCTATCTTCCGTTACGCAGGAGCTGATGTTAATTACTTTGTCAATTTAAATGGTAATGTAACACTGCTTGATAAAAGCTATCGCATACCTACATCGCACCATGAGTTAAGCCACAAGGTAATCAAACGGGTGGTTGGTCGCCGTGAGAAAATATTTATGCCAAAAGAGCAGGATGGTACGATTTTTTGGCATAGGCATTCTGAAGAGGTTGACCTTAGTAGCGGGGATTGGTTACTGTTAGCGCGGACAAACCGAGGCGCACAACAAATTGAGGAAGAAGTACGCCGCCGAGGACATTTGTATATTTACAATGGTTCTAAGAGTATAGACAGTAAAGTGCTAGAGGCAGTGCGGTTGTGGGAGCATTTGCGTGAAGGAAACCGATTAAGTGCTGAACAAGTGCGGTTGGTTTATAAACAAATGCTTCTCAACTCGCAGGTTGGCTACGGACATAAAACAATGCCCGATGGTGAAGATGGAGTATTCTATAGCCTTGAAGACTTACAACAGAATCATGGGTTATTGCATAATCAGCCTTGGGATATTGGTCTTGGTAAGATTAGCCAACGCGACCGCACCTATATAAAAGCCTGCTTACGAAAAGGCGAGAGCCTAACGGCAATTCCCCGCATACGAATATCTACTATCCATTCAGCAAAGGGGGCGCAGGCAACAAATGTCATGCTGTTGACAGATGTAATGCGCAGACCGTATAGTATGTGGCGTAAGATGGATGGGCATGAAGATGATGAAGCCCGTGTGTTTTATGTTGGTCTCACCCGCGCAACAGAACGGTTGCATTTGATACATCCTATGTTTAGCCAAGGATACTCAATACCTTACTGAACAAATACGACAAAGTAAGAGTTATCAAGGCTAATGGCGGTGGTAATATATAAAGGCAATTAGGCAAACATAGAAAGGAGTAGCCAATGCAGATAAAGTATTTCGACAAGCGGTCATTGATCACTGCAAACAATGACGCTATCATTGAGAGGCGTAACCGTAGCATACGCGAAGATGTGCTCGACGATCTCGATGAAGACCACAAATTCCCTGTGTTTATGGCAGTTGACCACAACTCACGGGAAATGCGGGTGGGCGTAATGCTTTCACCCGAAGCAAAAGCATGGCTTGATATTTCCTATGAAGGTTACGAAAGCCTACCCACTGTAGACATGCCTGTTAATTAACTCTAGAAAGGAGAACTCTTATGGCACATATGGTAGAAACAATGGCATACGCAGGTGAAGTCCCTTGGCATGGCCTTGGCACCCAAGTTGACGAAACTATGTCACCTGAAGAAATGCTTAAAGCCGCGCAGATCGATTGGACCGTTTCCAAGCGGCCTGCATACACCATCGACAAACCCGATGTGTGGAACCTAAACGACCCCACCAGTGAAGCAAGTTTTCTGCGAGCGCCAGACCAATACTTTTTGGTGCGTGACTCAGACAACAAAATTCTTTCACCTTGCGGTGAGGGTTATGTCCCCTTCCAAAACGCTGAAGTTATGAACTTCTTTAAAAAGTTTACCGATGCAGGCCATATGACTATGGAAACTGCGGGTAGCTTGAAAGAAGGTAAGGATATCTGGGGGCTTGCTAAACTAACCGATAAGTTCAGCCTAGCGGGTGACGATGAGGTGGGTGGTTACCTACTGCTCAACAATAGCCACCAAGTTGGCAAAGCTATGACGGTTATGTTTACGCCGATTCGTGTTGTCTGTAACAATACCCTTACGATGGCACTGAACACGCAAGGTCACCGCTTCCGCGTCTTGCACTTACAAATGTTCGACGAGGAAATACACAAGGCCGCTGAGGAAGCCTTGGGTATTAGTGGTCAACAAATGGCACAGTTCAAAGAGCAATCTGAATTCTTGGCAAGCAAACGCGCTAAAGATTTCGACGTGAGCAACTTTATTGCTGAGCTACTGCAACCTAACCTGTTGATTGAACGAGCCAAGGCACCTAACCCAGATGCACTGCCCCCGCTACACCAAGAGTTCGCGCGTACAGCGGAACTTGTACATGAGGCAGTGGAAACTAGTCCTGGAGCTAGCATGTCGTCTGCCAAAGGTACTTGGTGGGGCGCACTCAACGCGGTGACTTATGTGGTTGACCACCAGAAAAAATCCATGGCTGAGGGCAATGCTTTGCACTCTGCATGGTTTGGCTCTGGTGCGAACACTAAGCGTAAGGCATTGACCAAAGCACTTGAGTACGCACAGGTAGCTTAAGATAAAGTAACGCTTGTCGCGGCACTGTTCATAACCTAGAATGAACAGTGCCGTGTTTCCATAGAAAGGGAGAAAAATGTATTACGCTATTTGTGAAGGAGTTCCTGCAAGTAATGGTGCGCCGTGGAGGTTTTTCAAATTCAAAACACTCGCGGCCATGAAGTCTTGTAAGGACATCAATGAATATAGTATCGTGTACAACGGCGAGGCACCCCGCCAGTTAGAGGAATATGTTAATCAGGAAGACCTCACTGCTATCTGGCGTTCTTTTGGTTTAGAGCCAAAGAAGTTTGCGAGCCATACCCATGCTGCTAATTCTGTGCATGAGTTAACCCGCAATCGGGCAACTTTCTGGAAACCCGAAAAGGAAACAACAATGTCAAATGTTGCTGAAATCATCGAAGTCGATGCCCCCGTTGAAGCTGTAGCTAAAACAGCTAAGACGCAAAAGCAAACCCGTCCGCGCTTTAATAAGGACGCTAAAATCGTTTGCCTTATGGACGAACCACCTATCCGCGCAGGAACTAACCGCTACCGCAATATGGCTCTTATCATGAGCTGCGCTACGGTTTCCGAAGCGATGGAAAAACTACGCGCCTTGGAGGAAGCTCCAGGAGGTGGTGTAGATATTAAGATTGCTATTAAAGCAGGAGCAATCGAGTTAGAGGAGTAACTGCTAATGCAAACCGAAGCCGTAGAAAGTTTCTTTGGTTGGATTGACGAACGTCATGCAATATATCAGCGCAGGGTGGGGGGTAATCCCCCACCTTGGACTGATGACCCAATACTGCGGGATTATAAGTTTACCAACCCCTTCCGTGAAAACGACCGCGTTACTGTATGGATGCGGGAGAACTTCACCAAACCCCACAACAACCGCCCCCACGACGAGATATTCTTTAACTGTTGCATGTTCCGCATGGTCGGCACCAGTGAGTTTGCCGAGGCGCATGGGTGGGTAACAGAGTGGGATCCAGAGTTTACCAAAACACTTATCCTTGATAGGCTAGCTAAAAAACAACGGACTTTCACTGGTGCCTACATAATCACCAACCAAGGTCTCAAGTGTAGTAAAGCCGAGGTAGTAGTTGACCACTTCCTTACCCCCATCTGGAAAGCCAAAGCAGATCTTGCTGAGGTCGCGCAAACCACAAACTCTTTACAAGCCACCCACCAAGCGATGGCTTCCTATAGAGGATGGGGAGGAGGAGGCTTTATGTCATACGAGGTGGTTACCGACCTCAACTACACGCCTGTATTGGACAAGGCACAAGACCGTTTTAGTTGGGCAAATGCCGGACCAGGAGCCATCCGAGGATTGAACCGCATACACGGGCGTGACCTTAAAAAAGGTATGCGCCAAGAGCAGGCTAATAAAGAGATGCAAGCCTTACTCGCGGTGAAAAGCCAATACCTAGACCACCACACCCCCGAAGACCAAGTGGACATGCGTTGCATTGAGCATAGCTTGTGCGAGTGGGATAAGTATCAGCGCGTTTTGTTGGGACAAGGCAAACCGCGCAGTGTTTATCGTGCAAGTATGGTGAGTAGTTTACTTGAAGGACCCATTTATTGATAAAAAATAACTGGTGTTTTCTTCATAAGTAGTTGAAAATAAAACTTGGCGGTGCTACGGTATCGCCAAGACAACTTAAACCAAGGAGCGTAGAATGAAGTTCCTCATGACTTTGTTTCAAATACAAGACTATGGCGGCATAATCAACCATGCCGAATACCTTGCTAAAGGGTTAAAAGAGTTAGGGCATGAAGTAGACTTCTGCATGCTCGTACCTAAACACAAAACCAGTAAAGCAAGACCCCCTACCGATTTAGCGCAGTACAGAAAAGTTGGGACAGGGTACTTTTTCCACCAATCTAAAGGTTGGTACGGTTTACCTAGAGTGCCTTACCTAGATACAGGTGCGCGTTGGCATTTTAAGCAGATGTGCTCTAAATACGATGCCGTACTTTGGCATATCCCCGTGCCTACCCTCAGTAAAGAAAACGCAGGTATTACTGAATGGATGGATTTGTACGACCACGGCAGTAAAAACATAGCTATCGTGCATGATGGCAACCTGCCTGAGTTGTATCCACACTTAAACCATGTAGCCCATCATTTCCACGCGGCTGTCTGTGTGCATGAAAGTGCCGTTAACTCGGGTGGCATGTTGGCAATCCCCAGAAAGTTAATTGTAAACCCCTTTGACTTAACTGGTATGGATGGTTGGACTGACTTCGACCGCCGCAAGGGTTTTGCCGCGATACAGGTGTTCAAGGCGTGGAAGCGTGTAGATACATTGATACGCGCAATACCGCATATGTCTAACAAAGAAGATAAGTTTGTTGGTGGCGCAGGTATTGAATACCGCTACATGACTAGCCAAGATAAGTGTAAGCCAAAGTATTTTGACGAAACAGGTGACCGCATATGGGACAAAGCCTTGCGGTACGGTATGACGTACATGGGTACAGTCCCCAATGATGTTGTGTACCAAACCCTGCGTGAAGTCAAGATACAAATAGACCCAAGCTACAGTAAGAAGTATCAATCGTTTGGCGCTCATTTTAACCGCACTACGGTAGAAGCCATGATTTGCGGAGCCGTGCCAATGGCTACTGATTGGGGCATGGCGCGGAGCCGTTTGTTTGCGGCAGGACTGCATTACATAGAGATACCCGCAGGGTGCTCTCCTAATGAGTTTGCTGACCTTGTAGACAATGCGGTAACCGATAAGAATCAGTGGTTGCGTATTAAAGAGCAAAACATACAGCGCGTCAAAATGTTTGACATGCGTTCCGTTGCTCAGGAATATGTAAACACTGTCAACAGCGTTGCAGACTGCGCAACAGGTACCCCCGATGCGTTAGCAATCGAACGCTGTAGCAAGAAGCTAGAGTTCTTTGGCATACGGCCTTCAGAGGCCGCTACAGGCGCTCAAACCACTTTGGGGGTGTAATGCCCCCGCTTACCAAACAAAACAGTCGAGGAGGCTTTATATGCAGTCTATATATGCGCGTGGTGTAAGTGAGGCACTGTTTCTAGGCAAACAGGCGTTAGAAGCAACGGGGCGCGAGGTTAAGACTCGTAATGGCATGGCACTTGAGTTTACTACTCCTGTCATGACTACCTATACCCACAGCCGTGAGCGGGTGCTTTTTTACCCAGAGCGCGACGCAAACCCATACTTCCACCTGATGGAAAGTTTTTGGATGCTTGCAGGCCGTAATGATGTGGCATGGATTAGCCAATTCAATGGGCGTATAAACACCTACAGCGATGATGGCGAGCACTTCCACGGTGCTTATGGCTTTAGATGGCGTGAGTGGTTTGGCAAGGACCAATTAAAGTTAGCCCAGATGCGCCTTGCTACTTACGAAAATGATCGTCGCACAGTGGTAGGCATGTGGGATCCTTGGGAAGACCTGCAAACTCATAACGATGGTAAAGACTACCCCTGCAATACCCAGATTTACTTTTGGGTACGCGACGATGATTTAAACATGACGGTAGTAAACCGCAGCAACGATATGATTTGGGGAGCCTATGGCGCAAACGCTGTTCATATGTCTGTGCTATTGGAATATATGGCAGGGATGCTTGAACTTGGAGTAGGCACCTATTACCAGTTTTCCAATAACCTCCATGCTTATGTGGATGTACTGCAAAAGCTAGATGGGATGAAACCACAGTACGAGCCGTACCTAACCATTGCTGACGATGGGTTGAGTTACAACCCACCCGCATTAGTAGACGATCACACAACTTTTGATGAGGAACTCAAACAATGGTTTGAAAACCCTTACCAAGTATTTAATAACTCCTATCTTTCTACAACAGCTACTCCTATGTTGAAGTCATGGACGCTTTGGAAAGGTAAGGAAAAACAAGCGGCGTTAGAAACCGCACAACAAATTGAGGACAGAGCATGGCGTAAGGCATGCGTTGAATGGATAGAAAGGAGACTGTAATGGCACTTAACTTGAGCGTACCACAAAAAGAGCAGTACAGCGAAATGATTCAGTTGGTGAAAAAGGTCGCGTACGACGATGTTAAAAAGCTACACATAGCTGAGCAATCTTACGGTGATAGTTGGAAACAACGCGGAGGCATTGGTGCCTTCATGATGTTGGCGCGTAAGTGGGACAGGCTAGAAAAGCAGGTGGCTGAACATGGCTACGATGTGTTCGCGGCTGCTACAGAAGATAACCGCCCCGAAGGTATTATTGACGACATACGCGACTTACGGCGTTACCTTATGCTTGTGGAAGCTGAGCTAAGGCGCAAAGGAGAAGCCAAGAATGAAGAACCAGACCTCTTCGACGACCGAGAAAACTTCCTCGAAGACCGATGTGAGTGGCGATCTTGACCGCCGCGTAAATGCCGTGTGTGAATGCGGAGAGCAAATGAAACAGGTAACTTTTAGAAACCTAAAAAACCGTTGGCCTCACTGCCGATGCAATCAACCAATGAAGGTAAAAGCGGATGCAGATGCCACTATTTAAGCCGCCGACTGAATGGGTAATGCCCGATGGCTACCCAGACATTAGTTCTGCAAAAGAAGTTGCAATAGATTTAGAAACACGCGACCCTAACTTAACAACCCTTGGTTCGGGATGGCCTCGTAAAGATGGACATATTATTGGTATAGCCGTAGCAGTTGACGGTGGTCAATGGTACTTTCCCATGCGGCACGAGATTGGTCCGAACCTTGACCCTAAGATGACGTTACGGTGGTTGAATGATGTTGTTTCGCAAGAGCGTGATTATATTTTCCACAATGCTCCTTATGATGTTGGGTGGTTGCTCGCAGAAGGTGTGCATATCAAAGGTCGAATCGTTGACACAATGGTTGTTGCGCCTCTGTTAGACGAAAACCGTTTTAGCTATGCGCTCAACGCTGTGGGGCGGGACTACTTACAAGAGCGTAAAAGCGAAGCTGAACTGCGCGAAGCCGCCGATGCGTTTGGTGTAAATGCCAAAAGTGAGATGTATAAACTCCCTGCCGCTTATGTCGGTAAGTATGCGGAGCAAGATGCTGCGTTGACACTGCGACTGTGGCACCACTTCAAGACACTAATTATTAAAGAAGACATAGGTGATATCTTCGACCTTGAACTCAAGGTACTGAAAACTATTATCCCTATGCGGCAACGCGGAGTGCGTGTCGACCTAGACAAAGCTGAAATAATTAAGAAAGATCTTGAGACCCGTGAAAAAAGGTTGTTGGATAATATCACGAAACAGACAGGTGTGGCGGTTGAGATATGGGCGGCCGAAAGCGTGGCGAAAGCATTTGATGCGCTTGGCCTTACATATTCCAAGACGGAAAATACAGGCGCTCCCTCGTTTACCAAGGGGTTCTTAGCTAATCACCCGCATGAAGTAGCACAAATGATTGTGCAAGCGCGGGAGTACCAAAAAGCCCGAAGCACCTTTGTAGATACAATCCTTAAACACCAAGTCAATGGGCGTATCCATGCAGAGTTGCATCCCCTACGCAGCGACAATGGCGGCACTGTGACAGGTCGCTTCAGTTATAGCAACCCTAACCTGCAACAGATTCCTGCTCGCCACGGCGAAATTGGTCCAATGATTCGTAGCCTGTTTTTGCCAGAAGAAGGCGCGTTATGGGGCGCGTTCGACTACTCTAGCCAAGAACCGCGTATTGTTGTGCATTATGCCAAGCTCATGGGCTTCAGAGGGGCTTCTGACTTTGCAGCGCAATACAACGAAGATGCCCGTACAGATTTCCACCAAATGGCGGCTGATATTGTGGGTGTCCCGCGCAAGCAAGCAAAAGACATCAACCTTGGTTTGTTCTATGGGATGGGCAGTAAGAAACTTGCAGCAAGCCTTGGTTTAGAGTTTGAAGATGCTCAGGATTTATTTGCCACTTACCACGATAAAGTCCCATTCGTACGAGAGCTAAGTGAGTACACAACCAACCGAGCATCTAACAAAGGGGTGATACGCACGGTGTTAGGACGCCGTTGCCGATTTGACAAATGGGAGCCGAACAAGTATGGTTCTTGGAAACCAATGACATACCAAGAAGCCTACAACGAACACGGTCCAGGAATCAAACGCGCCTTTACATATAAGGCATTGAATAAACTGATTCAGGGCAGTGCCGCTGACCAAACTAAAGCTGCGATGGTAGCTTTAGCTGAAGAAGGCATACTGCCCATGATCCAAGTTCATGATGAGCTAGATATCTCCGTAGAAAGTGAGGAACAAGCCAAGCGGATCGCGGAGATAATGGAAACTTGCGTCAAACTAGAAGTTCCCTCCGTTGTAGACGCCGAGTTTGGTCCTAATTGGGGGGAAGCGAAACAAACCTTCACGGAGAAACCATGGACAAGAGGATTAAAACACAACCACAGTCAGATGCTAACCTGACACGGGTTTACAAACGCCTGAAAGGAGGCCATGTGGTGCGGTATCATACCCGCCCTGAATTAGCCGATGGACAAAATGTCGCCGCACATACTTGGCGAGCAATGGTGATACTACAAACACTATGGCCTGACGTAAGCAAGAACTGCTTACTGCATATGATGTATCACGATGTAGCAGAAGCCGAAACAGGTGATATGCCTGCCACAACCAAGTGGAAATACGATGGCCTAGCTGACTTAATGAACAAAGTAGAACATGATTACGAGAAAAGCATAGGGGTAGGTCCTCTAGTTTTTCCCGTAACCACCTACGAAAGAGCTTTGTGCGATATCGCAGACAAACTTGAATTGATTATGCACTGCTACAGGCTGATGCAACGCGGAAACATGCTCGCAGAGGATGTTTTTATGAAAGGTATTAACTATTTGGACGACACTTATGACAACTTGAAAGAGTACCAACCCGCAAGAGAGGTGATTTATGACTTACAAGGATCCCAACCCCATCCCACTAAAAAGCCACTCAATGACATACTACAAAAATTACATAGATTGTGATTTTTGTGGCAGGGCAACGCGAGGCGAAGTCTTTTTAGATTTTAATAATCAGCCGACAGGCGGGGTATTTTGCTCTGGCTGTCACGGCAGGTTGATTGATGACATAAAAGGGTGGGATGGTAAGGAAGTTGATCGATGAGAATAGGATTCACATGTGGCGCGTTTGATTTATTACACGCAGGCCATGTTTTGATGCTTCAGGAAGCAAGCGAACAGTGCGATTGTTTGATAGTTGGCTTACATATTGACCCATCATGCGAGAGAAAAGAGAAAAACTCACCCGTACAAAGTGTTTATGAGCGTTACTTACAACTTGACGCTGTAAGGTTCGTTGATGAGGTGGTTCCGTACGAAACGGAAGAGGATATGCACCGTTTATTGAGGATTCTACGCATAAATGTACGGATAGTTGGCGAAGAATACCGAGATAAAGAGCTAAGTGGGCGTGAGTTATGCAACGAACTCGGCATTGAAATCCATTACAATAGCCGCAGTCATACTTTTTCTTCTACTGAATTAAGAAAACGAGTACAAAACGCGACAAACGGTTTGATTACGACTTTTTGATGGAACAAATTGGAACAGTCACACCTGCCATGCTGTTTTATAATGTAATTATGCACTATAGAAAGAGGTCATAATGAATATATTCGTCTTAGATTGGGATCAACGACGCTGTGCTACTTGGCATTGTGATAAACATATCGTCAAAATGCCCCTTGAAACATGCCAAATGCTTTCAACCGTGCATCACCGTTATACAGGCGACGGTCCGTACTTACCCGTGCATCAAAAACATCCTTGTACTTTGTGGGCAGGCCAAACTGTTGAGAATTACCGTTGGCTCTGGCGTTTAGGTTGGGAGTTATGCAAAGAGTACACATGGCGTTACGATAAAATCCACGGTTGCCAAAGAGTTCTTGCAATATTGAGGTGTCCACCACTAGAATTACAAGCAAGAGGGTTTACCCCTCCCGCTCAGGCAATGCCAGATGAGTATAAACACGCCGATCCTGTAGTAGCGTATCAAAATTACTACATTAACGAAAAAGCGAGGTTATGCACATGGAAAAAAAGACTAAGGCCAATATGGATGCCGACCCCTGCAAGGGAAAACACGGCGACAATGTAATCCCATTCCGGCCGAGATCGTCCCATTCTAACGGAGACGAACTACTCATTGAAGAAAAAGAAGTTGACATATTGCTTTGCTCGCTCTGCGGTTCTGGCTCTTTCATGCTCCTCGCTGATCAGACAGGACAGATAGGATGCAATGAGTGTGGATTTTTGATTGGTGCGACGTGGAGCAACCAAGACTTTGTCAAATACGAAGAGTAAATAAGAACAAACAAGAGTTATCAGCCCAAACATCTGGGCATACACTAATAATGTAGCGCAACTCGTAGAAAGGAGTTCCCATGCGACTGACAAAACAACAACAGATTTCGTTGCTACATAAGTGGCGACAAAATAACCAAGGGATGACGTTCCTTGGATTCCGGCGCTCAGCCCATAGCACAATAGGTTGCGATGATGCCATTGCAATCAAGTGGTGCAATATGTGGCTCTGCATTGAAACTGATGGCTACACACACTCATAGAAAGGAGATATGCCATGTCTACTGAAACAGCACCCGCTGATCTTGCCGCTGACCTTAAGATGTTCCAAGGTACTGATACTTGGTTCCGTCACCCGCTTTGTCACAACTTTTTGTACACCGATGGTGTGAAGTTCTTTGCTGAGCATTGCGGTAACGGAGCCTACTGGTTCCTTGACATTATTGCTACTGAGGTAGCTGAGCTACAAGAAACCGAGGAGTTCTTATCGATTCACCTAATTGTTGAAAACGATAAGGCACGTATCTCTGTTTCTGACGGTAACGGTAGGGACCTTTACGAAAAGGCCATCGACTACACCGATGCTCCCGTTGGTACTTGGAAGTTTTTCCTGACCAACAATGTCATGCTCTTACCAAGTGAGTATTGATATGGTTATTGGTGGATATCAAATGGAAGACCTTGGCTACGGTATCGTAGTCAAGGAATACGAAGCAGGTTGGTCGTTCTGTTTACAGGGCGACGACGCACAACAGTTCCGCGATGACTGGGAGTACGCACAGGAGTACGACATACCGTTCCGCACTTTTCTCAGTTATTACGACTATGACACACTGTTCCAGTAGGAGGCAATAATGACTTGGTTACCTTTCGGTGGTCGCACTCATAAGGAGTTTGACGAAATGGTTGAACACATCCAAAAAGGACCCCCTTATCCGTGGGATGGTTTAGAAACAAGAATAAACCAAATAGAGGAAACAGCTAATCGGCTGTTTCCGGACGGAGAATATCGTGACATGGCACGGGATGAACTTATCAAAGACCCCACGCGCAGTGACGATGAAATAGCAACCGATTTAGCAATGAGGTGGTACGCTCCATGAGAAAACGACGTAACCTTTTAGAGTTTCTGGCGGTCTTATCTTGGCGACCGCTAGACAAAGCTGACCGCATGGGATTTTCCGGCATAGAATCAGCTACTGCGCGTATCGCAGAAACCGCTGACAATATTTACATCGTTGACACAGACTTGCTCTCTGTGATCAATGTAAAAACCATGGAGGAGACACAATATGAACTCAGAATCGTTCACTCTCGATAACGGCTACACTTTCCATGCTGTTGTCCAAGATCTTGGCGCAACATGGGCGAGGGCAACCGATCCAATAACCGCTATCCGTAATGCAGCTCGCGCGCACACAAGCAACTTCGGTATCGGTCTGCCTGTTGTGTGCATGTATGGCAAAGCCGATGAGCTGCAAAGTGACGAGTGGGGCAGCTTCCGTTGGAAGATTGAAAATGAGCCAGTGCCTATCGGCTTGTTTAATGTAACAAAAACCCAGATCAAGCCAATGCCGAAAGGGTTGCACAACGACCGTCATGCAAGTTGCGAGGAGTGGATTACAGATACCCTCGGCAGCATTAACTTCCACCACGATCGTGTGACAGAAATGAGGCTAGCCGCAAATGACTGAGTATACTCCAACTAAAGCCGCAATCATGTGGCACGAGGGTATGAAAAAAGTCTGCCCCGAGTGCGATGGCGAAGGCAGGTTGGAGTACGATAAGCCCGTTATTGATTACGTCAATGGCGGGTACATCGACACTGTCTGGGATGATTGTGATGAGTGCCACGGCGCAGGCGAAGTTGACTTTAGTGAAGATGACCTGAAAGAGGATGACGAAGGCAACTTGTGGATAGAAGATGAGATCCAGTTTTAAGAGCAAAAAAGACTTATCGCTAAACAAGTCCTGCACTACACTATACATAGTGGCAGGGGATTGGCCTCTGCCCGATTAACCTAGGACTCTAGAAAGGAGCAACCTATGCAAGAGAATGATGCAAATGATACTGTGGCTATTGATGTTCGTGATGATTCTGATGTTCGCATTGCTGCGTCCGTAGTTTTACAGGACAATCTAACCAAACGCGCTAATTCTGTCCGCGTACATGGCGAGAACATGGGTTTAGATGTTTCTTACCTGATGGGCGTAGTCGCCAAGTTGGTGGACCGCATTGATGCGCTAGAACTTCTCCATAAAAGTTACGAAAACTACTTTGCGATGGACACATTTAACCCTGCGGATTATGTGCGCAAAGATGACTTCGACCCCGACGAATACATTTGCCGCAATGATTTCGATCCTGATGACTACGAGTTTGAAAACTTCAAAACTGAAAGTGAAATCGATGACATTGTTGAACGGGCTCTCCGTAATGCAACATTCAATATAAGTGTGGAGGTGTAATCATGGGACTTGATCAATACGCATATGTGCGAGCACAACTAACCGATCGCGAAGAAGATGGGCATACATTCACTGAGTTTGGTGGCGAGCGCGAGTTTACTTGGCGCAAGCACAGTCGGCTTCAGGAATTTATGCTAAGTCTGTGGACCGAGAAAGGTAACGAAGAAACCTTTAATTGTCAGCCACTTGAGTTAACTGAAGAGGATTTGTTGCAGTTACAACGCGCCATTGATAATGGTTTCGTTGACTTTGAGTGCGATGGCGGTTTTTTCTGGGGACACCAGTTCCAAAAGGAAGCTGTTGATGAATCGCGTGAATACGACCGTGAGTTTGTGACGGAAGCGTTAGAAGCTGTCCGCGCAGGCGAACGGGTAATCTATAGCTGTTGGTGGTGATATGTCTAAAAACCGCTACGCAGACGTCCGCAGTGAGGTTAGCTACCTCCTGCGGCTCGCCGAGCAAGAGTTCAAACTCGAGCGCGAGTTATCGCAATCTGTGCAAGATGACACTTTTGGTGATGACCGCCGTGTGGGTGTACTTGCTTTCTTGCTCTCAACTATCTGCCACCATGTGCCAGAGGCAAAGCAACGCTTAGAGGAAGCGATAGCCAGTAAGCACAGACAGGTGGCGCTCATGCAAAATAGGAGTAAGAAACATGAGAAAAGCTAAAGTACATAAGACAAAGCGTAAGACTTACAGTGATGAGTTTGTTAAGCGCATCTTATTTGATAAGCATTGTGGTATGACTATTACTACAATCTGTAAGGAGTATAACCTCAGTAAGTCGCAGGCTAATTATATACTCTACATCCGCGGTGCTACATTAACTGTAGACGACTTCTCGCCTGATTTCAGCAACTTTAATAATAAAACCGAGAAACACGCCGCTCAGGGTTCCGAACCTCCGTCAACTCAAAAAAAGGTTTGGTCAAAAGTAAAGTCTGTGTTAGGCTTCGCTTAACGACAAAGGACTCCTCCCTGACTGCTCACTAGCCCCGAACCCTGCGTTCGGGGTTTTTTATACCCGCAACATCAACCATTCTAGACACACACTCGACGCCGTTCGACGCTCAAATTAACAGTGGGTAGGGTACCACCAAGGGTGCAAGATAGACCATCGACAATGGCTCTATATAACTTTGCTATATAGGACTAAAATGTGGATGACGATAAATTTGTATTTTAACTTTCTCCAATATCTCGATATCACACTATCAGTAGTGTAATCAAACACTTACCCAATATCAGTCACTAATGATAACAAAGATATTGATCACTCTCGTGTACGCGCGATCTCAAATGGCCTTAAATTTGAATTTAACATCATCCGTGTTTTGACCTATTATACAAAGTATCTGCTCACTAAAGAGGAATATACAAATGGCTCTCGCCAAAGCAACTCATAAACCTAAGATGGACGTAGTGGCTAATCCTCGTGTTGAGAAAGGAATCACACCAAAGCAGGAAGAATTTTGCCGACTGTATGTGTGCGAAGACATTTCCCAAACCGAGGCGGCTGTCCGTGCAGGTTACTCTGTAAAGTCAGCCCACGCCATTGCGTCCCAACTGCTAAACGGTCAGCGGTATCCCCATGTTGTTGAGAGGATTCGTGAATTAAAAACCGAGATGGCTCGCAAGTACGAAGTCTCTTTTGAGGGACACGTGAAAAAACTCGCTGAGATTCGTGATCTGGCAATCCAGAACGGCAACTATCCCGCCGCAGTCGCTGCTGAAAAATCACGAGGACAAGCGGCAGGTCTTTACATTGACCGCAAAGAAATCTTGCATGGTCGCATTGACCAAATGTCCCGCGAAGAAGTCATGCGTGAAATTGCACGATTGCAAGAGGAGTTTCCTGCTCTGGCCGCAGTCAACTCGGGAAACATGATAATTGATCATGACACCGTTGACGTTGAGCAAACAGGATAACAAAAGAAGTGTCTTTAATAGCGTCTGGGTGCATACTGGTAACAGTAGCAATAGAGCTACCTCTCGTAGAAAGGAGAATGAAATGACACAGTTCTTTGAATGGACCAAAAAGTTAGGACAGCAACACTTCTCAATGGGTGGAGGTGAAACGCTGTGTGGCATGCCGATGCTCGGCAACAATTACGCTCGCGAGTACGAACAAGAGGATAAAACCCCGTGTCCAACATGCGCTGAGCGCAAAGACTTTATTGTTGTGGGGGAATGCCATGACTGAGTTCAAGCCAAACATCCGCGTCTTTAATGGCGGCAAGTCCCGCACGATACTCAACTGGTCCCCTATCGCAATGGCGTATTATGTTTACCGCGAAGACGGTATTGACAAGCCACAGTCTACACATAGTCAGGGCAACCTGCGTATCTACAATGAGTTTGATGCCGCCAAGCGTGACTGGGATAACCGCATTGCTATGATAGAAGAAATGGAGGCACTTGATGCCAACTAAACCTGAGTCCAGATTATGGGCGCAGTTGCGTGATGGAACCAAGGAGCTAGGTGTGTTTTGGACACGCCTAGAGTCCTGGTCTAGTCCTGGAGTACCTGACTTGCACGGTATCACCGATGGCTGTGCTTTTTGGCTTGAGCTGAAGGTTCACAGGTTAAAGTCGCTAAAGAACATCCAGTTGCGACCTCACCAAATTGCTTGGCAGATAAGATATAGCGGATATTCTGGAAACGTCTGGAACTTGGTTAGTCATCCTTCCTCCCGTACTATAAATATATTTGGGGGGAAAAGGGCGATGGAGATAGCAGGACAGACAGAGAAAGATGGACCATTGACCCCCGACTGGTGTTCGGGGACACCGTATGATTGGAAGGGGATGATGGACTTCATTGTAAATCAAAGTCGTCCCATTCTAAAGGAGAAGATCGTCCAATTTCCTCAGTCCGAAGGTCCGAGTTCCATGGCCTCATCATCATTCTTCGTGAATCATTTTCCATTGATGATAACCGATGACGATGAATGACGATGACGCGACAGATGATAAATGATGATGACCCGTGGTGACTGGACAACAAAAGATAATTAGTGACTTTACACTGATAGCTAGCTAGGCTATAGTGAATTCATAAGGTAATGGTACCTTATGACATATCTCGTAGAAAGGAGATTGATATGACTACAACAGCTAAAAAATCCGCGCCTCGCGCTAAAGCTACCGTGAAATCCGTAGAGCTTGTCGTAACTGACAAGGAGTTGAGCTACGATGAAATCTGGTCCTTCGTCCAGAAACATGCGGGCGGCAATGAGGCTAACGTGAAAATCGTACCTCTTGACAATGTCGACCTTACAAGTGACGCGCCCGTGCCATTTGGATATGGTGGAAAAACAGGAGGCGTTCGTCAGCGTATCCAAGACTGGATGCTTAAAGGCGTTGAAGGTGATCTGTCACTGAAGGCCGTGCTCAACAAGGCCGCTCCATTAGGACACTCGCGCAAGAAGCCTGTCTGCTTGCATGCCCTGATGCACGGTGGATATTCACCGTCCAGCAAATACTGGATGACACCATTCGTCAAGCTAGTGGTCCAAGGCTAACGGACCACGGGACAGGGAGGCTTCGGCCTCCCTTTTCTTTTGCGCCCATTCTAGACGAATATTGAGGACGCCATCCCATTCCCGAGAGGACGGACTTGACCATTCGCGAGAGGAAACTTATAGATATATGTCAACATATATCTATAATAGGTATCTCATCATCAATCATTCTCCGTCAATCTCTCGGTGACGATGAAAGATGATGACGCGACATCATTGGAAAATTAAAGATGTGTCAGGTGGCGCGGTTGGTGTATAGTTGTTCTGTGTTTAATTCTTTAGAAAGGAGAAACCATGGACACGCTCTTAAGATTTTGTGGATATTGTCTCATGTTCTTTGGCCTGTTCCTACTGTTTGGTGCAGCCGGAACCAGTGACGTTGACCCATACTTCCCGCTCACCAGTTTAATGTTGATGTCAGGCATTGGTCTCGGCTCAATGTTTGGTGGCTATTTAATACTGGCAGCAATAGGTGAGTGAATGTGGTTTTTTATATTCGCTATCATCGTTGTGGGTTTTTGGGCAATAACTGCCTCAAAATAAAAAATGCAAAATAGTGAAAAAAGTGCTTGCACTAATGTTCACTAATTGCTATTCTATATTTGTAAGCAATAACGCTTACCGCCAAATTCTCGTAGAAAGGAGATAACAATGGCAAACGCAAAAACAAAAACCACCACCGCAAAAACAACCGCAAAGGTTGCTGAGTTTCTAGGTGGCGCTGACGTAACCTACAGCCAAATTTGGCAGTTTGTTAATGAGCAGGCAGGTGGCAACTTGCACAATGTACAAGTGCAGCCGCTAGCCAATGTGCAGCTAGACAGCGAGCAGCCTGTGCCGTTTGGCTATGGTGGCCGGACAGGCGGTGTACGCCACCACATCCAAGACTGGTTGTTAAAAGGTGTTGAGGGCAACATGTCCCTGTTTGCAATACTTAACGCTGCCGCGCCGCTAGGCCACAGCCGCAAAAAACCAGTTTGCCTGATGGCAATGTTGCAAGGTGGTTACAGCCCAAGCAGCAGCA